GCTACCCAACTTCCCCCAGTTAAGGAGGATATTACAGCACTGAAAATAACGGCAATATACTCAGGTCCCATAACTATTTATATACCCTTACATTAAAAGTCTAAATGAAGTTGACCTTTACGGGCTAATCCATTTACAAGCCAGACTAAAGCATCAACACAATCATCATGTCCACTTACCCCAAAATTAGTTAATTCTTCAAACATATGGGTAAAGTTTCTAAATCTGTTAAATACTATCTTTCTATCTTCAAACATACCCATGATTCCTCTGAATCTAGCTAACTTATCTGCCCTAAATCCTTTAACTGGATGCCAAATCAAATTATATAAACCTCCATTAGTAAGACAGACTCTTTTAAAATCTGCTTCTAAAGATGCTTGATATGCAACGGCTTCAGACCATATATCACAAGTTGAGAAAGTTGGGAAATAATTACCATTTACATCTTGTCCTATAACTGACCAATCATGTAATAGTTCTTTTAAGGCATCTAGTTTTTCTAGATTACCCATAACTCTAATTCTTCGATAATCAATTATATGAATACGATCTTCTATTCGTCCTCCTAAAACCATAACTGTATAGTCATTCTTTTCTCTAGTACCAGCAGATAAGTCAACACCTATTCCAAGAGTATCAAACTCAGTTGCTATTTCAGCTTTAACAATAAGTTCAGGTGCTAAGGATAGTTCATTCTGTCTGACTATCTGATTCATGTATTGGAAAGAAAAAGCAATAGGTGCTTGTCTTTTTTTCTCTTTTAAATATTCCAAAGACCACATCTCTGGCCAATAAGATTCTTCTTCTCCTGTTTTTTCATCACTTAAAATAGCTGATAAGATAATCTGAGTCCAATTATTCTGTTCATTAAATGTAGTTGAGTGTATATCATCATGTCTAAATCTAGTACCTAAACAAATAGCTCTGGCTCCTTCAAACATAGTAGGACCTATGACTGCATTCCAGTTCTCTTGCATTTGTTTTCTTATATCTGGATTAGCAATATCAGCTGCAGATTTAATTGCGTCATCAATCATAACTAAATGAGAACGCTTAGATGTAACTGAGCCTTTCAATCCAGCTGCACATAATGTGAATTGTTCTTCACCAGTGGTGTCTATCCCTGCAAATTTATGATCTATTGACCAATATTCATTACTGGTTACATTTTTAAGTAGTCTTACTCTTGGAAATACTTCTTGATATCGTTTACTTTCAATAATTCTTTTTATGGTTGCAGACTTAGACCTGGCTATATCAACCGTATATGAAAGGTAAAGAACCTGTAGAGGCAGTTTAGCCTCTGTATGAACTCCAATAGCCCAAGCGGTTAAAAGACCTAGTACAGTCGATTTAGCAGACCCTCTAGGAGCTAACAGATCTACGTTAGGTCCAGCTATTTTTATTAAGCAACTACTATCTTCATTAGTTATAAAATGTTCATGCCAGATTTTATGATGTGTTGCTGGTGGTTTATCTGCTACATATTCACAAAAAAACCCAAAATCTTCTTTAGCTTTTTCTATAAGCTCAAGATTTTTAGGCTTTTTGATCTGTTGTTTACGAGCCGCAGCTTTCGCATTACGACGATAGGCTAGGTGCTGATATGAAGGCACTTATTAATACTTAAGCTACTACTAAATATTAACTTACTTCTTGTCTTTTGGCTTCTCTGCTTCTTTCTTATCTTTATAAGTCTTAGCGGCTTTCTTAGCTTTTCTAGCTTTATCCAAAGCTTCTGAGCGTTTTTCTTTATCACTCATCTTAGAGCCGTCTTCTTTTTTATCATTCTTATTCTTAAAGTACTCAAGAAGCTGAGGTGGCATTTTTTTCTTAGCCATTATGCACTAATCTTATTTATTCATTTCTCTTTATTTTAGCTGAACTACTCTTGTAATTGCATTCTTGCCCATACACTCATAGTTGCTTCTTCCAAAGGAGTTTCTATTGGGTCATCTTTAAATATAAACATTAATTCACGAATAGCTCTATCTGCACCAGCCATCAACAATCCTTTTCTATCTTTGGTATTAGTAAAGTTTTCTATTTCTGATATGGTACTTCTAAGTTCTTTCTGCATTTGAGCAATACGACCAACTCCAGCATCCCTTTTGACAGCACCATTTTCAATATCATCTCTTAACTTTCTAATATCTTCTTGCATCTCAGTTATCTCATACAATAACTTTTTTCGGTGATCAGGTTTTTTATAGTTGTCTTTTATCCATAAATCACAAGCAGTTATTGAACTTTCATAACCTAGAAAACGTGCATATAAATAAACTTCAATTACAGAATAATTATCGGCAGCAAAAGAACAAAAAGACTCCTGTGTAGAGGAGTCAAGATTATCTACCCATGTATTAAAGAGATCAATACTTATAAGCTGATTTGGCTTGTTTACGATCTCTTTCTTCGTCCCTTTCCCTAAATCTCTGTTCTTGTTCGCCTGTTCTCCTTTGCTCGGAACCACCTTTACCAATTGTTTCTCTTTCTTGTTCACCAGCGGTCTCCATTTTCTTTTTGGAAAATTCGTAAGCTACACCAGCTGCTTGACGATACTTATCCAGATCAAAGTAATCGTCTGACTCGTAAGTTTTATCAACAGCCATAGTGGTAACCTATCTATTCTAGAATACTTAGAAATTGCTCATCATGCCAGCAAGACCTTGAGCAAAGATGTCTCTACGTCCTTCTACTGATTTTTGTCTAGACTGACGCTTTTTTGATGCTTCCAATCTGTTTAGTAGTTCTTCAAATCTGGTAATATCAAAATTACCGGAAGTATCACTTCCAGTTGTAGCTCCTTCTACACCAGTATTGTATGAGTTACTCATTTTAATTTTAAAATTTCAATATTTTTATTATAGGATTATTAAACTTAGAAGTTAAATGACCCTATCAAGTTACTATACATATTGGTAGCTTGATCAATCTTAGCTACATCTTTCTTACCTTGAATCTCAATCTTTCTATTTTCTTTCTCTATCTCACCCTGTAAACTTGTAATACCTGATTGATATATAAAGTCTCTAGTCTGAGCAATACCTTGTCTTTGATCTTCTAATTCAGCTACAGATCTTGCTTCTTCAAAGTACTTTTCATAATCAGGTAAGGTTATACCAGTATCAGCTAATTGATCTGCATCAAAACCAGGTAACACAGATGAATCAAATGTATATTTACGTTTCTTAGATACATTACCTTCAGCATCTGTTCTATCTGACGGACTACTTGCATACATGGTGTCATAGTAGTTATCCATGTAATTATCATTGAACTTCTTGGTATATTCACCAGATGATTTTAACTGGTCTCTAAAGTCTCCAGCATCAGAATAAAGAGCATTATCAAACTCACCTAATGCTGTAGATAATTCATCTGCAGTTCCTTCTCTGCCTAATAAATCTCTATATGCCTTTTCAACACCAGCAGTGAACCTTTGTCCTCTTATACCTCTATCTTTTTTACCTGTGGTAGTATCTAATTCACCTGTTCCTGTATATAGAGTACGTAATTGATTTTGGAAATCACCTAACTGACTACTATCGAAGTCAAATCCAGAAGTTGCTCCCGGAGTTTTGTATTCATATTCTTCTGTTCGTGGTGTTCTTCCTGTAAGTTTGCCATCATCATCATAAACATCATCATAAACAGTTCTTGTCCTTGTTTGAGTCTCAGGTTGAAATCCACCTTTTAAATCATATCTAGTAATATAATCTTGTAATTTAGTCTGAGCATCTGCAAATGGAGTAATACCTGACTCTAATTGTCCTTGTAAATTTTCAGCAAATCCTTGAAACCCTAGAGCACCTTGTTCTCTTCTTTTTCTTGTTTTACCAAGAGCTATATCTTCAGAAGCTTGGGCACGTTCATCTAGTTTTAGTTCACGATCCTGTTGATACTGAAGATACTTCTGAAAGGTATCATCCTTTTCAATCTTCGGTGATTCATATGTAATTGAGGGTGCTCCCATTTTTTCTCCCTATACCGTATTACGGAATGCAATAGGTCCATACTTCATAGCTTGAGGACTAAATGAAGCTCTAGCTTTCATCTCTTTAATTCTTCTCTTTAACTGTCCTCTCTTCATTCTCCCAAAACTTGGACTTAATTTAAAACCTAAATTAGCTCTGGCATCTGCCATGTTCTGCATTCTAGTTAAATCTCTACCACGAGTCTTAGAAAATACAGATCCTCTTTTTTGTCTATCAAAATCAATATCAGCTCCAGTTCCATATCTGGTTACTGTTTGTCCAATACCATAACCCATTGAGCCAAAGTCTTGCTCACGACCTCTCATGATGCCAAACTTCATTTTGTCAGCATCTGCCTTTAATTGTGCCTCAGCAGCTTTTGCTTGAGCCGCAGCAGCACTCCTAGCTCCCATGTAGCTAAATAAGCCTCCAGCTAATGCTCCAAACATGTTACCTCCTCCTCCTCCTTTAAACATATTACCAATCCTTGATCCCAATCCTGGTTTGGAAGTAGGAGGTGTAAAAGAGATGTCAGGATTGATGAAATCACCATAAGTCCCATACGAATCTCCCAACCCAAAATCTGTGTTAAATGAAGAATTCCAAGGGACATCAAGATAATTCTGTGACATATCATTATTTTAACTGAAGTACTTCCTATCTAATGCCTTTAAATTAGATGCTCCAGCTAGTGCTTTACTCATAGCTGCTTGACCATATGCCATACTCCTTAACATATCCTGAGTGTTTCTCCCTATATTTTTAGCAGCTTCCCTTTGTGCTTGTCCACCAAGATAGGCATATTGACCAGCATCAGTTATTCCTCCTAGTAAAGCTTGTTGATTTATCAATTCATTCTCTCTATCACGTTGCATCTTCATTATGTCTTGATAAGTCATTCCTGTAACCTTTTCAATTTCAGATCTAGTATCTTTAGTATCTTTTTTATTTTTAAATATATCTAAAAAATCTGAGAATAAATTACCATCATTTTTCCCATAGTTAGGTCTGTTGTTTCTTCTATTTATCTCGTATTTAGGTAAAGGTCCTCCAATAAATGACATCTATCTATCTCCCAAATGGACTAGTCTGTAACATTGTATTTGCAAGGGTTCCTGATACTCGCTGTTGTCCCATCAACATTGAATTAGCAAGTTGCATTGCCATTTGTTTTCTTTGAAACTCTTGTGCTTGTTCTAAATCTTCTTTGTTAAGTTCTCTCAATCTTTCTCTCTGTTGTTTCGTTCTAGCGTATGGAGTTAATGGAATATTCAAACCGGGTATGCTTATATCTGGTCCACTAAGAGGATCACTAGGATTTATCCCTGCAACAGCCTGAGTTCCTCTAGAACCAACCATACCTCCAATAATCGTACCAGCTAATCTCACAGGAGCTGGAGCAGCTCTTAATAATCCCTGAGCTATTAGTCCTCCACCTACTGTTCCAAGTCCTCCAATAGGATCTCCTTGTAATGCTTGGAATGCACCAGCAGCAATTGGTATTC